AGGAATACTATATCTTGGAGAAGTGTTAATATTAGGATATATGGTTCCAGGCATATCAAACCTAATACCTTCTGTTTTCATTCCATCATTTATGGTATATGTTTGTCCAGGGGTAAATCTTCCTCCTCCAGCTCTTCTTACAGCCTTCGCATCACGCCAAGAGTCTTCTCCTACCGTGACTCTATATTCATCTTCTCCGTATCTAAAGCTATCATCTTGCTTTAACTTAAATTTATTTATAAGCCTTGTTCTAGCTATGTCTGTAAAGTCACCATTCTTTTTAAACAAATCAGTAAGTTTTTCTGAACCCCTTAAGATAGAACTTAAATCATCGGCGGTAACGTTTTTTGTTACTGGGGCCTTGCCACCCATTGCTCTTACAACGTCATTTAAAGTTGAACCCCCACCAAGATCTTTAACCATCTTGTCATAGTTGGTGCCAGCCTGTTTTTCCATTTCTTGAACAAGTTTATTAAATTCAGAATCTGCTCCGCCACCCCACTTAGTAACACCCTTTAATTTTTTACCAGTTGAAGGGTCAACATAATTGCTAAAAAATTCTCTTACTGCTTTAGATTCTTTTCCGAGATCTTCAATTAAAGTATTTTTTTCTCCAGTTATAGCATCTACAGCTTCTTTTCTTCTTGTTGGATCTTTTAATCTTTGAGCATTAGACATTCTTTGTGCAAGAGCTGTAAGCTTTGCAAGGTACTCGTCTACCTTGGCTTTTGTTTCTACTGCTCTATTGTTTCCTTTATTTGCAGCATCAACCCTATCTCCTTGCCTATCTTTCTTTTCTTGGTCATCCTCTAAAATTTTGCGTTGCTCAGCTTCTGCTTTTGCGGCTAAGTCATCAACTTTTTGCATAGCTTTTTTAGCTTGTGTTTCATTTACTAATTGTTTAATAGCAAGTTGTGTCTGGGCATACCCATCTCTATCTCCACGAGCTAGTTGAGCCTGTGCTTCTAATTGAAGTTTTTGTAACTCTAATTCTGTATTTTCTGATTCAAGGGCATCTGACATTGCTTTCTTTTTTGCATCTGCTTCTTTTCTTATTGCAGCAATCTTGTCATTAATTCTTTTAATGGCTGCCCTATTCATTCCGACTTCAGCATCTTCTGCCTTTTTAAGAATACCAGTATTCTTTTTAATTTGTTCACCGAGATCCTTGGATCCCTTAGCTGCTTTTCCTAATGCATCTGAAACAACTTCTCCAGATTCTATTTGATCGCCTGCTTGCTCTAAAGCATCTTGGTAAAGAGAAAGAGATATTGCTAGTTCAGAGCTCATGTTTTTTAAATTAACATTAACTCCAGCAGTCTGTAATCTTACCTTTGCCCACATTCCTCCAACAGTATCCGTTGACTTTAATATGCTTGCTAGCAAAGGATTTTCTTTCTTTAAATTATTTAGAGCGGTTTCTCCAATTTCAAGATTTTTTACCCCTAAAGTATTAAGCTTTTCATATTGCATAACTAGGGCTTGAGCTTCTGTTATTTTTTGTCCGCTAGCATCTTTTGTTCCGACTAAAGCATTTACTGCTCCTTCTAAAGAATTAATAACTGAATCAACATTGCCAGAAAAAGCTGCAGAATCTACGTCTCTAATTCCTTTTTCAAAATCTAAAATGTTTCCCTTTAATGTTTCTATAGTAAAGGATGCCGCAGATCCTTTATCTACAATTTGCTGGAAACCCTTTTGAGCTATTGCATTAAATCCTTGACCAGCCTTATTAGATGCCTCAATTAATGCATAAATTTTATTTGTAGCGTCTTGTGCACTCATTCCGCCTGCAACAAATTGTGCTTTTAGGTTAGCAGCTAAATCATTTACCTTAGAAGAATCAATGTTATTAAATGTTGCATACAGCGTAGGCATAGTTTCTTTTGCAGTTTCTTTAAGCTTTTTTAATTCTGCAATTGTTAATGTTAATCCAGATACTCCAGAATTTGTTGTTGCTTCATAGGCAAGCAATCCTTTTTCTCTTTGAAGCTTTAGTTCAGCGTTAACACGCTTTAGCTTTTCTGTCATTGTTTCATAAGATATTCCAGCTTCTTTTGCGCCTTCTTTTGTTATTCCATTTAATAAAGCTGTTTCTCTTCTTTGTTCTGCTATTTCTTTTTTAATTAATTTATATGCTGCAACTAAACCACCTACTGCAATTATTGCTAGTCCAACAGGGCCAGTAAAGAATTTTACTGCTGCTCCAGCTATTCTAAACGCCGATCCAGCAATTCTTCCAAATAAACTTACTGCCCCAGTAATATTTTTTAATTGTCCCATTGCTGGCTTTAGCATTTGTAACATAGGCAACATTTGAAGAGCAGTTCCTGAAGCCATCATTCCAGTTCCCAGGCTTCCTCCTGTGTACATGCCTGCCATTTGCAAGCCCATACCTAATCCAAATTGCCCCATTCCTCCCATTTCGGAAGTTGCACCATCTCCAGATTTTCCAGCACGTCCTTGACTAAATCCAGAAGACAATGCTGGAATAAGCTTTCCTTTATTTGCATAAACCATTCCGCCCTTATTCATTCCTCCAGCAGAAGACATACTGAATAATCTTCTTCTTGAAGATGCACCGATTACTGCCTTAGCAATTCTGTTCATTCCAGGCATAGGCATAGAAACAGCTCTTGGATAAGATATGTTTCCACGTTTAGATCTCATTTGTTTTTGTACAGAATCTGCAGATGATGTTGTTAGTGGAACTGCATTGGGAACAAGTCCTCTAGATCCAAGAGTGTTGTGCAATCGATTAATACTGGACTCCCCAGCGATTGCTTGCATATAATTACCTGAAGCATTGAACCCCCAATTTCTAAAACCAGCTTTGTCTTTTGGAGAAATATGTTCAGACTCAAATAAATTTCTTCTTCTTAAATCAGCTAGTGTTGGCTTAGATGGGTTTAAATCTGGAAAAAGTCTAGGGAAAACCCTTGCTGCCATTTTTGGATCTGATGCTTCTAGCAATCTTAAAAGCTTTATAGAATCTTGGTTTATACCTTTTGGAGACAAGGCTTGAGATCCACCAGCATTTTTGGTAATTAAAGATCTTCCATATTTTTGTTTAATATACTTACTTCTTGATTGAGCTACTCTTCTTGCTTCTTGTTTAAATAACTTTCTATCAATTTCGCCTTGTCCGCCACGTAAATCTCTTCTGAAAGAATTTTTTAAAGCAGTATCTACGTCCTCTGTTGCCATAGCAATTGCATCTGACGGATCTACGCCAAGAGGAATAAGTGCACTAGCATTATTCATGATAGCTCTAAATCTAGCTTCATCTCCCCAGTTTGGAGATGTTGCATATCTTTCTTCAATAGACAATATCTGTTTGTATAAATCTAGGTCTGTGGCTGTTCCTCCGCCATTAAAGTTTGGGCCTGTTCCTCCAGCGCCACCATTAATAGCCATAAGCAATGGTAGGTTTTGTTTTGTTGCCTGAGCATTTACAACGAATTCTCCTGGAGTAAGCATTGCTGGTACAACATCAGCATTAATATTTGGTCCAGGAACAATACTTCCATCGTTTGCTGTATATACATATCCACCATCATTGAAATTTTTTGGCTTAGTAGTTTCTATATTATAACCAGCACCTGATGTTCTTACTCCTAAATTTCTAGCAATACTATCAATAAAGTTTTTTGTTTTGCTTTTCTTAAAAAGCTCACGCATATTAGACTTACCAGTAGCACTTACAACTGGTTGATTTAATGTAGGAATTACAGTTGGATTTAAAGTTCTTCCCATTCCTTTTGCCTGAGCCATAGTTGTTTCTGCTATAAGAGCTTCTGTTCTAGAGTTTAAAGCCATAATTTCTGCTCGAGCTTGTTGAACATTCATTGCTCCTGTTTCAAGTTGTGCAATAATAGCCCTTGATTCAATTGCTGCATTTTTAGTAATAGCTGTGACAGCTGGCAAAACATCATCAAATACCTGCATAAATTCTGCGCTTGCTAATCCAGTAGTGGCAATAGATTTTTTAAGTGCAGCAATTTCTGCTTTTGACTGCATGCCTAATGTCGCCATCATTGCATGCCATTTTCCAGCTTCAGAGGCGACTATGCCAGTAGATGCTCCATTAACTCTTGTAAGTCCTGGTATATTTGGTAATTCTGACTCTGCATAAATTTGTGGATTTTGACCAATTCTTTGATTTACTGGAATAGATCCAGGAACCATGCCGAACATTGTTTGATTAAGTCTTTCTGTTGTTGACATAACTCCACGAGGATTCATGTGAGAACTTGCCCTTGAATAAGCTGGTCCTACAAGTGGGTGATTTTTATCAACTACTCTTGCTCCTGCGCCTGCTCGTTGAACTAAATTTCCAGCCATAGTGTTAACTGCTGGCGCTACAGATATTGATCCAGTTGCTGCTTTTGCCTCTAAAACACTAAACTCATCTATAAGATTTCTTAATGCTAGTTGTAAAACTCCTGCTGCTTTAGCATCACTATAAAGAGTTTGTTCAATTAAACTTCCAGCTTTTTCTGCTGCTAAAATTTCTGGAGTTAAATATTTCCATCCTTCTCCGCCTTTAAGCAGAGCTTTCATATGGAATACGCCCTTTACAATGTAACCAAAGAAGTTTGCAAGAACACCAGTTAACATAATAAGTGGTCCTGCAATTGCGGTTAGTCCTCCAAACAATGTTAGAACTTGTTTTAATGGTTTAGGCAAATTGTCTACGAATTCTAATATCTTAGTAACAACATTAATTAAAGTAGTGTTAATTGCTAAAAATTGATTTCCTACCGTAGCTAATTGAGCCTTTAGTCCTTCGACAGCTCTATTGTATCTTCCAGAAGCCGATTCTGTTACTGCTTTTAATTCTCGATCAGCAAGTGCTCCTAGATCGGCAGTCGAGGCTTTCATTAAATCTAAAACCTGTAATGTCTGGCTACCCTGTTTACCTAAGTTTTCAAACAAAGCGTTCATTCTTGCAAACTGGAACTTACCAAATAGGTTTTCAATTGCTTGCTGCTTCTTTAGTGGATCTAGATTGTCTAGAGCTGCTTGTAATGCAAACAGCATGTCTGTTGTGCTTCCAGCATTTTCATTTACAATTCCAAGTAGATCTATACCAAATGCTTTAAATTGTCCTACTGCTTTATCTGTTGGGTTAATTAAAGAAGCCAAGCCAGATTTAAGTGCGTTTGCTCCTTCTGTTGCGTTAATTCCACCTTCACGCATTGCTGTTAAATATAAAGCTAAATCTTGTACGCTTCCGCCCAATCCTTGAATTACTGGACCAGCTTTTGGAATTGCTTCTACTAAATCGTTTAGGCTCGTTGAAGTTTGGTTTTCAACTGCGTTTAAAAAGTTAATTGATTCGGTTAGCTCTTCAGTATTTTGTTTAAATGCAGATTGAATTGCTAAAGTAGCTTTCATGGCCTCTGCTCTATCAACTTCACCAAGAACTGCTAGTCTTGTAGTTTCTTCAATTGAGGCGATAAGCTCGTTTCCAGTTTGTCCAGTAGCGGCAATATCTGCGCCTAGCGCAAGAGTTTCTCTGTAAGATGCTCCAAGGTTTTGCGATAAAGCTTTTGCAGTTGCTTCAACTTCTTTTCTTACTCTTCCTAGTTCTTCTGCTGTAGTTCCAGCGGTATCTCCATAAACCTTCACTAATCTTGTTAGCTCTGCATCTGCTGATCTAAAAGCTTCAGCAGAAGCTTTTCCAAATATTGTTAGTGGTAGTGTGAGTCCTACGGTTAACTGTCTACCTGCCCACTGAGTATTTTTACCCCAGTTAATAAGTTGTCCCGCTCCCTGCTGAACCACTTTATTCATAATTTGAAGTTCTTGCCTTGCTATTGCAGTTTTATTTTTTACTTCGTCAAGACCTCTTGGAACCTGAACGTTAAATTGCATTAACCCCTGAGCATTTCTTCCTAGGGGCTGTATAATCGCTTTTTGTAATGCTACTTGTTGTTTTGCAAGATCTCTAATAAGTCCACCAGATGTTCTGGTGTGATTTTGCATTGTTTTATAATATTGATTTAATTTAAGCTGTCCTGAATCTAAGTTTTTACCAAACTTTTCTACATCAGAATTTAGGCTTACAAAGTGTGTGGAAAATTGTCCCGTGCTTCTTAGAGTATCCGAAAAGGACCTATTCATTACCGCAATCTGATTTGCAAACATCTTGTTTGATGATGCAATTTTTTCTTGCAGTTTAGATAGGGATGCTGTTACCTTGTGAACATCTGCAATAAGACCCGAAAAATCCGCATCGGCGGTAATTCGGGTTCTTACTTGTTCGTCAGCCATTTATAATTACTCCTTAGAATATCCTAGCCCTGCTCCAATTCCAAATCCTGCTTCTGCAGCAAACTGGCCTTGTAATGAAAGTATGTCTGTTCCGTCAGCTTCAATTCCTAAAGCTTTTCTTCTGACATCTTCAAAGGTAGGACCTTCTTCTTTTTCTTCTTCGATGTTAAGATCGATACCTTGCATTCCTGCAAGAAACTTTCTCTCCTCCGACTCTTTCTTTTTAATAGATTTCAATGTTTGCAATAACTCTGGCATTGAAAGACTTTCTTCTAGTTCTTCGTAATTTTTCCAATGACCTAAAAGAAAAACTTCTCCTAATAAAGCGGCTAAATCTAGTTCTGACCAGCCAGAACCGCTGCCGCTAGTAGGTTTGGGTCGTCCAACTTAATACCACCACATACTTCAAGTATGCGATTAATGGTTGGAACATCTAGAGCATCCTCTAGTAAATCTCTATTAGCTACAAGTTCTGGTTGCTGCTTTTCTAGTGCTACTGCTACTGCATCAATTAAAATGTCTAGCGTTTCGTCTTCTGTTACTGCCTCACCAGTTCTTTGAATGGCTTGCATAAACTTTCTAAGCTCTTTAATTGTTAAAGGCTTAAGTTTTACTACTGCACCATTTTGTAAGGTGACTTCTTCTACATTATATACTGTTGTTGCCAATTTAATCCTCCTAGGATCTAGTCTTAATTATTATAACATATAGATATTATCACTACAAACAGAAGACCCCCCATTTCTGGAGGGCCCTGTTAATTAATAAATTAATTAAGCTAGAACTCGGTCAATAATCTTACCATACTCTGATCCAGCATAATTAGCGTCTGGAAGCAGACGGAATGTTACTGGGAAAGTTGTTGGTGTATTACGTGCTAGTGAGAACTGTGACTGTTGTACAGAAAGAACACGACGTGCATAATATACACGCTCTGTTGATGCTGCAACTTCTGATGATGCGCTCTTTGCAAGAGTTGGTGCTTGACCAACTGCAAACAACTGACGCTCTGTTGGCTGAACGCCAAGTGCTCCAGCCTCAAGGCCAAGTGTTAGAGTCTTATCGTCTGCACTTGTTGCGCCCTTTGTAGGATATGCATCTGTTGATGCTGCACCATCTTTTGTAAGGGTTGATGCTCCCTGTCCGAATACCAAAAGAACGTTTGCGAGTGTTCCTTCAGACATTTCGGTTGCAATCATAACCTCCATTGCTGACTTGAACAGTTTAGCTGTGTCAAGAAGCTGATCTACGGTTACTGAATCATATGTTGGGTTATAAGTGATCTGAAGACCATTGTTAGTAAAACCAACGTTACGCACTAGGGCAGATGCTCCGAGTGTGGTGGCTGCTGATGTTCTTGCAGCAAGTGTTACTCCACCTGTTGCGACATCCAAAATATTTTCAACATATGTTGGATCTGTTGAATCCTTGACTGATACGAATAGTGGTGATGCACCAACAAGGATGTTCTTTGCATTGTTAAATGCCATTGTTATACCTCCTGTTTTTTAAACATAAATATTAAGTTTTTTTGGCTGGCTAGGCCGTTCCTCTTGTCTAATTGTAGTGGAAAAAATGCCTAAAGGCAAACCCTACAGAAACCTGCCGTTTACGTCAGATATCCTGGAATATTTAACTTCAAGTATAACGTCTGAGGACAAGAAACCTTGAATTTCTTCAGATGGTCCCGTAGGAGATATTTCTGCCACAAAAATGCTATAGAACTTAAACTTGTCTGAGACTCCTGACCAAAGATTTATATCTTTTGCTGAATCATCCATTCTTCTAAACAGGTCTGTCATGAAGTTTCTAATCTGATTAATTTCAGAAACATCTGTTGAATATATTGTAAATAGTATTTGCTCACAGCATATCATCCAGTTGTCTTCATAAGACATTCCAACTTTGTCATAAACAATATGAGTTTTACCGCTCAAGAATTGATTCATTTCTGGAGCTTGTTGAACTGGAATAATTGGAACAATAGATTCACCCAAATTGTCCGAATAATAATCGTCTGCCTCTAATAGGCCTATAGTTAAAATTTGATCCCACAAATATTTTCTTATTTCTATTGAAGCGTCTAATTTATAGTTGGCCATTATAAAGACCCCCCAAACGCTTGAGTAAGAGCCATATCTGCTTGAGAGCGAATGTAGTTTGGAGAAAATGAATATTGAACTCTTTTTATATTTGATGGAACGCCTAAAGCTTTTGAAATAGAACTATTAAACATTTTTTGAAATCCTGATTTTTTAATTGAATTATTTACAAGCTCGCCGCTAAAAAATCTAGAGTAATACAATCCAAAGGAGTTCTTTACAGAGGGTCCTCCTGGCCTTCTAACGGTCACTGAAGCCCCTTCTGGCATAAATACAGTAACTCCATCCATAGAAAAAACAAGTCGCTTAGAAGACCTTGGAGAGATTATTAGAGGCTCTCCCTTTTCCATAATAAAAGCTTTATTTGCAAACACATGTTTTTTGCCACTCATTCTTGTTGGCACGGCAGTTCTAGAAGGCAAAAATTCATAGTCAATAGAAAATGATAATCCATCTTGAGATAACTTATTTAATTTAAATAGCCTGGAAGATGAATCTCCAGTCTTTTTCCATTCATAAACATGGTGAAAAGATTTTGGCTTTACCCTTGCTTGAGAATCAATATGCTCTGGAAAATCTTTGTTTATTTGAGTAAATATTGTTTTGCTAAATTTGTTTTGAAATGCTTTATTGCTAGTAAGCTTGGCTATAACATTTGCTTCGTAATACACATATGCCGAAACCTGAGCAACTGTGCTATCTTTAAATACTGTTTTATCACGAGAATTACTGCCGACGGCCAATCTTTCTAGGCCGCTAGCTGCTTGGAGTAACATTCCATTATAGTCCAATTTGTTGATTCTCCGATCTCATTACAGATGTATTAAATCCAATAGACTTACCAAATGGGTCTGTTATTGGAGTTGTTCCTATAATTTCAAAAACTGTTGGAGTCTCGTTTGGATAATTTATCTCTGTCCAAATGGCTCTATTTGAAGAATCACGAATATTAGTTATTTTGTCTCTTGCTGTTAATTTATCTAGGGTTCTAATTTGCAATATTTGTTCATTGGAATATTTATTAGAAAACACTTGTCGATCACTGCCTCTTGAAGTTGCCGAATTACTTATAACCCCCTTTGCATGGCAATTCACTGTTTTATAAAAGATCCATTCTTTTTTGATGGCGCCAGTATTTTCATCTTGAGAATCTATTTGCCTGTATACATCTAGCCTCATAGAAAGTAAAGAGTCTATTAAATTATTCATTAAATTATTACCGATTGAGTTAAGACATAGTCTGACAAAAGCTGGTCTGCATATGCGTTTCCTGTGCCAGTGTAAGCTTGTGCATTAAACTCAAAATTCCAGTCGAATGTCTGTATGGTTTTTAAGTACCTATTTCTCCATTCTTTATCGTTAGAGAAAAAGTCCTTAATAAGTTCAATACACGCTAAATCAACTGCCCTTGGAACTTTGCCCCATCCAAATTTTCCTACAATTTTATATTTTATATTTTGGACAAATGCGCCTGTTCCATAATCATTAAAAGATGGTGGTACCATCCCATTTGCAATGTACGTGGAGTTATCTAATAAGTTTGCTCTGTTAACCTTAATTCCATATCCAGTTTCAGATACTTCTAAACTAAGGCCCCAATTATTTATAGAGTTTAAAGTGTCATAAAGAAGAACATCATTTATGTAAAGCTTATAAATTGAATTAATTTTTTGTTGCGTAGGAAGGACATCAGATCCAGATCCATAAACTAACTCTACATGATCATATAAATAAAATGATTGTCCTGTATAGTTTTCAATTTTTTTACGTGCATAATTTTCTGCAGCCTGTAGTTCTTTATAGGACTTGTAAGATGGGTCAGATGGATCAGAACTTATTCCAAGGTCTTGATACATCTGAGATAGATCCGTATACGGAGTAACAATAGAAACATCTTGACTTTTAGAAACAAGAGATCCCGATATAGCATAATTCCACTCTAGCTTTAAAACTCTATTTCTTGCAGTTAAGCTTAAAGGAATATAGGCATTGTATAATCCAACATTTGTTTCGTCTTTAACGGATGTTAAAGTTGTTAAAATTGTAGAAGGACTTATTGATGGAACAATTGAAGGGTCTTCTGTAATATCATAAACTTTTACAGTTGGGAGAGAATCTGAATCTGTAACCTCTCCTTGCCAAAATATCTGATGAGACACTGGTGAGTTGGTACCTATTAATACTTCGGACATTGATCCACTCCTCCTTATTGCTTTTAGCTATAAAACTCTTGAACTTCTCTTGGGGTTGCAACTCTAAATCCTTCTGAATCTACGTCAAAAATCTTTTGAGCTTTTTCTTCAGGTAGTGCTACAAAAGGGTGTTCTTTTGTAAATGTTTGTCCTTGAATGTCGTATCTGAAATTGTCTCTGGTCATTCTTACCAGAACAGTTCCATCCGCCTGCTCTTTCTTTGGATCAAACTTTGGCAATACTTCAATCTTATCTTCTTCTGATACGTCTTTAATTGTCTGTAATGTTTTTTGATAAACAGACCAAGTTACGCCTTCTTCTGATAGTGCTGCTATTACGTCTGCTTTATTTTTTAAGGTTCCTGTTTCTACGCCAAAATCTTCGGCTAGCTTTTTTAGTTCGGTTACCTTTAATGTGTCAAATGACATATTGTCTCCTTTGTTTAGGTATTTAATTATATCATTGTTAAATTCAAATGAAAAGCCCCCATAAATAAATATGGGGGCTTTTCAAGCCTATTTCCTAATTAGGAAGCGACTTTAACGTTCTTTACAACTACCCATGCATCAGCTTGTTCAATTTGAACGCCAACACGAGTA